GTTCTTGTCGGGTTTATTGGAATTTATGACTTGCGTATTCAAGTCGATGAGTTGAAGGTAAGAGCATGGGCAGAATCTTTTGATAGAGATTTAACCTTAGAAGAAGCCAAAACAATAGTTTCTTGGCACTATGCTAATTTTGACACGGCGATTACTCCTTCACATATAAACAAAGAGTTGCGTCGTAGAATGGCGGATTCAAGGGAGCAAGAAAAAAGTAGATTGATGTCTTTGGAGTGGGAGCAAAGAGAAAAAGAAAAAGCATCTCCCGAAGTTATTGCAAAATGGAAAAAAGAATTTCTTGATTACATGAATAGAAACAGGGTAGAGGATGCTCCGTTGGAAAATGATAGCGACACGGTGGCACCTAACCCATGAGGATATTCCTATTTGTAACTTGGTTCAGGCAATGGAAATTCAAACGGAGTCAGAAGTATGCCTTGCTTGCATGGACGCCCTCGCGGATGAAAGACTCCAATGGCAAAACCTAAACCTAATAAAGTTTCTGAAGAAACCCGATGGACAGTCTTAGCCCGTGCTTTCTATAAATGCGAAAGATGCGATAGAGATTTCCTAGGTTATCCAATGTCAGTTCATCACAGGCGCCCTCGAATGATGGGTGGTTCAAAGAATGAAATGCTTCATGAACCAGCCAATCTTATTATTCTTTGTGGTACTGGAACTAGCGGATGTCATGGATGGGTTGAGTCCAATAGAGATAAAGCCCGAGAGAGTGGATACTTAATTCAAAAGATTGAATCGGCACAAGAGATTCCTTTTCGAGATGAAAATGGTTCTTGGTGGAGTATTGACAATTATGGACAGAAAACTCAACTGGACATGAAACGGAGTCTCCCTCATGCTTGAGTCATGGAATGTTCTTGTCAGTCAGATGAAGCAGAGCAAACGATTTATCGTCTCGAGTTCAATCAGCGACCTTGGCTCACAAATGCTGAACGGGCTGGCAACCGATGGGAACAAGCAAAACAGACAAAGGCTTGGCGAGCGGGTTTTCAACTCTTGGCTAAATATGAGAAGATACCCCCTATGGCGTGGATTACCGTTACGGTGGAACCACATCAGAAGGGTGGTCGTCCACAAGATGTAGGGGCATGTAACCCCTCAGTCAAAGCGGCGATTGACGGACTTGTAGATGCAGGAGTTCTTCCTGATGATTCTGCAAAGTTTGTTAAGTCGCTAACTTTTCTGCCAGCAAAGATGGATAAAAATTCGTTAGTTATTTATATTCGAGGAGTAAAGAAAGAGAGGACCTATTGAACTGGAATTTAATATTGACAGTTGTTGGACTAGCAGTTGTTAGTTTTTTTATACTGCCAATTTATCTCGCAATGGCGATTGCTTACAACAAAACCATTATGAAAATTGAGTTAGAATTCCTCGCAACCGCGGGTCAGATTTCAAAAAAAGTTAAGTTTGATGATGCAGTCGAACGCTTGTTCGAAGATGGAGAAATGATATGAGTACAGTAATGCAAGCAACAGAGTTAGACGGCAAAGGATTAGATGAGGTCAAATTACTCACCGATGCCATCCGTACTCATCAAGTACAGATTCAAGATTTAGGTAAACGCCGTAAGCAGTTGATTCTTAGATTGCGTAAACAGCGCATCACCTATCGAGAGATTGCTGAAGCCATGGGAGTATCCGAGCAGTTGATTTACAAAATCATCCGCAATGATATTTCTCGCACCCCTGAGTACGATGCTCAAGGTAACTTAGTTCGCAGACGAGGACGACCAGCGAAACAACTTGCTTAATGAAAGCAAACATTAAAGTTGGGCAAGTTGATTCAGTTGCACTTAACACGCTCGAGAGTTACCCGACGAATCCACGCCGAGGTGACATTGAAGCGATTGCACAGTCACTCAAAGCCCATGGGCAATATCGTCCAATTGTTGTTCAGTATGGAACGAATTTCATTTTGGCTGGTAACCACACCTACAAAGCGGCAAAGAAACTTGGCTGGAAGAAAATCAAGATTACCTATGTAGATGTAAATGAAGAGACTGCTCGCAAGATTGTCTTGGCTGATAATCGTATAACTGACCTTGCAACATATAACGAACCGTTACTTAAGAGTTTATTGACCACACTCCCTGAACTCGAGGGAACAGGATTCACTCAAGCCGAGGTTGAGATTTTAGATAGGCTGATGAATGGCAAAGAAAAAGATAATGTGGGAGGTTCTAAGTCTTTACCTAGCGACCCTGAAGTAAAGATTAGCGCTTGGAAGTTTACGGTTGAGAGTACCGTCTACAAGGCTTGGCGAGAACAACTATATGAAGAGTTCCCAACAAAACAAAAAGCCCTGAAAGAAATCAAATCAAGATTAGGATTACCTGAACGCAAACCCGTTGAGCCTGAACCAAGTGGCGAGCGCTCCGAGGTAACCGCTTCAGATATAGAGACAGTTGAGATTAACGAGATAAAGATTCACCCGCTTAATCCAAGAGAAGGCGACATCGGTTCAATCATTGAGTCCCTTACCTACATGGGTCAATACCGACCTATCGTAGTTAATAAAAGAACAAAACATATTCTCTCAGGCAATCACACCTATCAAGGTGCGCTTCAATTGGGCTGGGAGAAAATTGCCGTTCATTGGGTTGATGTCGATGATATAGAGGAAATCAAAATCCTTATCGTTGATAATCGAACCTCTGACTTGGCAACTTATGACCCACAGGAGTTGAACAAACTTCTAACCAGTACGGGCTTGCAGGGAACAGGCTTTAGTTCTGAAGAGGTGGCTGAAATTCTCGCGGGAGGGAAATCCAAGCCTGGGCATATTCCCGTGGGTCGTACAACAATTAAAGTCGGTGACCATAATATGAGAGTTCACAGCGAGGACTTAAATCAATGGGCTAACACCATAAATGGTTGGAAAGACATTGCTGAGTTATTATTTATCCCCATAGAAGCGTGTGAAGTTGAGGAGAATTAAATGAAATTACTAGGGTTTGAGATAACCAAACTAGAGAACAAGTCTGAGAAAAAGACTGTCAGTTGTTACCATTGCGGAAAACAATTTGAAACTGGTGTTAATAACATTCGAGCGTACAACTACTGCTCCAGTTGTTAATGAGTTAGATGCAAAATGACACACCAACACGAATTTCTAAAAGACTTGGATGGACAAGTAACTTGTTCTATATGTGGAGCAATGGATGATGAGAAGGAATTAGGGGTAGAATAAACCCATGGAGAAAAAGATAGGCAAGTCTTGGATTCTTTACGGTAGAAATAATGGATTCGCCCTAGGCTTTACCATTTCGAAATATAACTGGTGGCTTGAATTAGGATTTTGGTATGTAGGGATGGAGTTCTAGTGACAACAGCAGTTGTAAAGAAGAGCGCTAAACCTAAACCTAAAACTGGTGGGCGAGCGCTGATGCTTCTTGATGAGGTAAAGCGAGAAGAGTTAATCAATCTTATTGTCCTTGGTATGCCAGTAAACAAAGCGGTAGCCATGGTAAATGTTTCTGAGTCCAGTTTCTATAACTGGATGAGCCGAGGAATGGTAGAGCGGGATAGGTTGGCAACGATTTCCGATGCAAAACCTAAACCCGAGGAGAAAATCTACTTGGAGTTTTTGGAGTCTCTCACACGGGCGAGAGCGGAAGCAATCGCTAAAAAGGTTGCAGTTATATCCAGCGCCGCTAGTCAAGGAGATTGGAAAGCATCCGCTTGGTGGCTTGAACGCCAAGTACCTGAGGACTTTGGCAGAGTAGAGCGCCAAGAAGTTTTGAGTCATTCTGTGTCTGAGGTTAGAGTTACAGTTACCATGGGAGAACTTCAAGAAAAGATAGCCAAGGTTTTAGAGTCCCGTAAAACAAAGAGCGCTTAAGTTATGACCGAGAGACTTCTCGATAAGTTCCTCGAAAGCGATAGCAACAAACAAGCCGAGTTGCTTGCCATGCTGACATCTGAAGAGCGTCATGCCTTACTGGTCATCTTGGATGCAGAGTTAGAGAACCCATGGGCTAGATGGCAAAATGACCCCGTTGGATTTGTTGAACAAGGTTTGAACGAGACTCTATGGAGCAGACAAAAAGACATTCTAAATTCTTTGATGGTAAATAAAAGAACGGTAGTTCCTGCTTGTCATGCTCCTGGGAAATCTCATCTCGCCGCTCGAGCAGTTGCTTGGTGGTTGTCATGTCATGCGCCTGGAACAGCGGTTGCCATTACCACAGCCACTACACACCGACAGGTTAGAAACATTATGTGGACACAGATACGCAGAGTTCACGCTAGACATAAACTTCCTGGGGAAGCCGATACCGTGCAATGGAAAATAAATGGCGTGGTAGTTGGATATGGATTTAGTCCAAGCGCTCATGATGAGACAGCGGT